GTTAGAGCAGGCGACTCATAATCGCTTGGTCGCGAGTGGCCTTTTTGTTACCTCGTTTTGGAGTGGCGATAGAATGGCGGTGGATTTTTTACCGCCACTTTGCTGAGGGCATAAAAAAACCCGCACGCAGCGGGCATTTAGCGGAAATTTATCAGAGCCACAATGGACGCTGACCACCGACAGTCGGGTGCGGCGGTGCCGGGTCAATGGCTCCCGGAGTAACAATAAAGCGCTCTATCGTTTCCATTGTCATAAACGTGCAACTACAGTTGATGTTCTGGCACTGGTGGTAGCGCTCTTTCGTATTTTCGGTTAGATAGCGGCTTGTTCGCGCATGTGCGGCATGATGGCACTTCGGACAATGAAACATAATCCACCTCTTATTCTCAATTCGTGAAGCAATGATAATCATCAATTCACTTTTTGTGAATACATTTTATTCATCATCCGATTCCGCGCTGTACTCCACATCAGAGAGTTTAACCTCAAGCTCTAAGCCCGTCGTGAAGCCGCCATTATTCAGATTGTGAATCACCTTACTGATTAACCAAGATTGCTCGTCTATGACGCGCTTAAAGCCTGACACGCGCACCGGCACCTCAGGGAATAAATCAGCCCTACCAAGCGCCAGCGTAATTGAAAACTCCGCAACGCCGCGCTGTAGCTTATCCCACTTAGCCTGAGCGGCGCGCATCGCCTGCGCCTTAGAAGCGTAGACAGTCGTCAGCGCCAGCACGTTATCGGCCTCACCGGCCATATACTCACCCTCGCGCGCCTCCGGCTCTTTTTTGGCCTTTGTCTTTTTGCTAACCGGCTTTGCTTTCGGGTGCTCCAGTGCGCGCAGGTGCTTCTCTTTTGGCTTACGTTTCAGTGTTACTTTCTGCTTTTGCGGCTTCGGGTCTTTGGTGTGCAACCATTTTGCCGTTACGCCGGTATAAGCCCCACGGTCGGCAATGGCAAACTGGTGACGGTCGCCATCGCTGCGGGTCAGCGTCATTTGTGGGACGGGTTTACCGCTGGCCGTCATCGCACTACCGGCTTTCAGAAACAGGAGTTTCCCCGCTTTCACTGACACCGCCGCCCCATTGCGGTCAGCCAGTCGGGTCAGAAATACGGCGTCGGACTCCTGTGACTGGTCGATATGCGGCACCGGTATTTTTTTCAATGAATCCGCGACACTGGCCGTCAGTTTATTGCGCTTTGCAATGGTGCTGACCAGCTCACCGAGGGTTGTGTCGTGCCACGATTCTTCACGCCGTGAATTGAGCGTTCCGCGAAAGTCTGCACTACGCGCCCGGATGGTCAGGGTATCAGGCGCGCCCCGATGCTCAATCTCATCGACCGTGAAATCGCCCTTATTCAGAAGCGCGGAACCCTGCCACCCAAGCCACAGCGTCAGCACCGCCCCGCGCAGGGGTAACTCGACTTTGCCGTCGGTGTCGTCTAGCTCAATGTCGAGCTGGTCAGCCTCAAAACCCCTGTTGTCGGTCATGGTAAGAGAAATCAGCCGGTCACTAAAATTGCTGGTAATGTCCTGGCTGTTCAGTGTCAACATAAACGCCGGTGCAAGGCTGGTACCGGCATCAATAGTCATACCCGTAATCATGCTGTCAGCCCTCCGAGCGCACCCTGCAGCTTATCAGTGAGATTACCGGCAGAGCCGAGAAGCTCGCTGGCCTGCTTATTCAGGTCGCCAAACATTGCCGTCAGTGATTCGTCGACCCGTTTCAGCGAAAGGGTGAAATCAATCTTTCTGGCCGCGCCGTCGCTGAAAAACTCGGCATGCGTGGTCGATACCTTATCGACGATATACATCCCGAAGATATTGCCGGTTCCCTCAATAAGCGGCCATGCTCTGCCCTCGTCGGCCATCAATTCAACAGCCAGCAGGGATATGCGACCGCCGGTAATCGCAGGGTAAAGCGTACCGGCAAGCTGGATCGAGTTCTCTCCCTCGCCGAGAAACTGATATGCAGGAGGTTTCCCGACCCGGTCATTAGACGCCCAGCGATAATCTTTCGAGTGTTGCATCGACTGATAAGGCAGGGTGCGGCGTTCAAACACAAACATTCCAAGCGCAAGCATCATCGTTTATTCCTCTCAGTCATGGCTCATACTGGCACGCTGACGCGCACGCTTTTCGCGCTCAATCTGTTCGAGCGTGTCGCGTAGCTGTCTGTCAAGCTGATGCCCCGGCGCAACACCTCCCGGCAGAGTGATGTTGTATTCGCTTTTGCTCTGGTCAATGTAAGAGCGCCCCGCCGGTGCGGTAACTGGCTGATAAGCCTGATAGCCGCCATATGTGCTGGTTGCCGGGATGTAGGAATTACCCTGCGTGGCGGCATTGGTTTTGGCGGCAGTCTGGTCGAGGCTGTCCGATTCTTTGTTGATGATGCCGAGTTTTTCGAGAAGCCAGTCGACACCGCTGCGCAGCTTGTTAAAAACATTGAGCGGAGCCATCAAGGCAGAGGCCAGTGCCTGACCAAATATGACGCCGACATTTTTGCAGCTATCGAGCGTCTCCTGCGTGGCCTTGACTGGTGCAATCAGGTCTTTGAACCACTGCCAGACGCCGCGCAGTTTCTCACCGAGTCCGTCAAAGATTGGTGCTAATGGAGCGAACATTTCCCCGACCGGTGCAAAGGCACTCATGATGCCCTCAATCACCCCCGAGAAAAATGCGCTGATGGGCTCCCAATATTTGCGGATGAGTAGCGCCCCGGCCACAATCGCCGCACCGACGGCCACAATCGGCCAGGTAATCGCACCGAGTGCGGTCACAATGGCACTACCAGCAACAGTAAAGACCGTTCCCAACACGCCAGCAGCGGCGATAATGGCGTTAATCCCCATGACAACCGGCCACGCAACGAGACCAATGCCGCCGATGATACCAATCAGAGCAAGTGCGCCACCGGCAATAATGCCGATAGTTGTCGCCAGTCCTTTGTTTTTCTGGATCCAGCCATCGAGCTTTAACACGTATTGTGTGGCGGTTTGGGTGAGTTTACGCAGCGAGCCCTCTTGCTGGTCAAAAAGGTCGGTACCGACCCTCTTGCTGGTCAAAAAGGTCGGTACTCGGTACCGACTGCCTCATAAGCTGACTGGAACTCTTTAAAGTCGCCGCCGAGGTTATCCTGCATAACCTTAACCAGTTCCTCGGTTTTACCGTCCGAGGCTTTAAACGCGGCAGTGAGCCGGTCAAGTTTGCCGCTTGATGCTGCCTCCATCAGCACCGCCGCCGCCGAGCTGGCCTCCTCGCCGAAAATGGTTTTCATGTACTCGCCGCGCTGGCTTGTCCCGAGGTTGTTTTTCTCAAAGCTGCGCTGCATTTCTTTCAGGATGGAGAATATCGGGCGCGTGTTCCCCTTGCTGTCGGACGTTTTGACGCCGAGTTCCTTAATGGCCTCAAACGCTTTTCCGGTGGGAGCCTGCAGGCGGCTGAGAATGGCGCGGCTACCCGTACCCGCCATTGACCCGGTGATTTTGGCGTCGTGCAGCGCACCGACCATTGCGGCGGTTTGCTCGATGCTCACCCCGGCATTTTTCGCCACTGGCGCGGCATAGGTCAGCGCATCGCTCAGTCCGTCAAAATCGGCGGCGGTTTTATTCATCGTCATCGAGAGAACATCGCCAATGTGAGCAATCTTGTCGTTTGAAAGTTGAAACGCTGATTTCATCCCGGTCAGCAGCGCAGCATTTTCCTCCATTGAGCGCCGGTTTGACAGCGCCATATTCAGCGTGACTGGCGTTGCCGCCTGAATGGCAGCAGCGTCACCACCGCTTTTCGCAATGATGATTTGTGCGCTCGCTGCGTCATCTGCAGAGGCTGCAGTATTGTCGCCGAGCTGGCGCGCCTGTTTGCGTAGCGCCTCCATTTCTGGCGACTGCTTATCGACCCCGAGCACAGCCTGCAGCTCGGAATTTTTCTGCGCAAAGTCATAACCGGGCATCAGTAATTTAACCCCGGCCATCGTTCCCGCTGTCGCGATACCGACCCCGGCAGCACCGGCTGCAGCCATGTTACCGGCAAGCTCTTTACCTGATTTATATCGCTCTTTCACCCGGCTTAATTTCGCCTGCTGCGCACTGACGCGCGCCAGTGCCTCGCGCTGTCGATTAAGCTGCGCCGTCGTTTCGCTAATGGATGTTTTGAGCCGACGCTCATCGGCAGACAAGGTGCGGGTATTAATACCGGCCTGCATCAGCTCGGAGCGCTGACGCTGTACCGACGTTCTCAGACTGTTGTATTTCGTCTGCAGCTCAGAAGCTGCTCGCTTTGCCGCTTCGAGTGCCTGCGCCTGCGCGCGGGTCGGACTGGTGGTGTTTTTAAACTGCACGGCCAGCTCACCGGCCTCGCGTTTCGCTTTCTCAAGCGACTGACTGGTCACGGCCAGTTGCGCGCTTGCCTTACGAAAGCCGTCGATTTTTGACGCCTGACCATTCAGGTCACGCAGCCCTTTTTGTGTGTCGCGAATATCACCCGAGAGGGATTTACTCGCGGTCTGGATGGATTTAAGCGGTCGGGTCGCCTGGTCGACCGCTTTCAGCAATACCTCAAGCCTCAGGTTATTACTCATTGTGGTTTCCGCTACGCTGCAGCGCCTTTTCGCGCCATGTGATGAGCTCGGTCAGGCTCAGGGAATAGAGCTCTGATGGCGACCAGTGAAATATCACTGCAATATCCGCCATCAGGTCATCGGTCGACAGGCCGGGCGGGAAATCTACTCCGCCGAAGCCGGTGACAAAAAACCAATCACCTTAGCGGCCAGCGACAGCATGTCGGGCAGGTTCATCGCGGTCAGTTCCTGCGTGGTTAGCGCGGGATAGGTCATGCGGGGCAGGACTTTAATCAGCGCATCGACCTCGGACTGCGCCACCGCCGCCAGACTGACACCGCGCAGGGTACCGGCGTTCGGCTCAATCAGGGTGACTTTATCAATCGTCTGACCGGCGCGCTTAATCGGCTTGTCGAGGGTCACGACGTTCGGGTTTGCGGTGTCAATTTCATTGCCAGCCGTATCAACAAATTCAGCGGTTTTACGTGGTACTTTAGCCATGATTTTTTCTCTGCTCTGAAAGGGGGATTAATAACCGGCCAGCCATGCTGACCGGTCAGGGAATTACAGCCCGATTGCGCGGCGGTGCTGTTCCAGACGGTCGACGCCGTTCACCTTCTCGACCATGTTGACGGTGTCGATTTCTATGACGTCGCTACCATCAATCGTGAGGCGGTAATAGGTGCAAACGGTCGACAGTTTGGTCGAGGTGTTTTCACCCTGCTTATTTTCGCCGCCGTCGATTTCTTTATGACGGCCACGCATGACCACCTCAACCGCGATGATTTCGCCGGTGTCGTCGCGCTGGTAAGAGCCAGCAAAACGCAGCGGCACAGCGTCAGCACCCGGCGCGGCGTACTGCGCCCACAGCGCCACATCGGGCAGACCACCGACAGACCATTCGACGGTAAGCGCATCATCGTCGAGGCCGAGGTCAATCGCCGCCGCGCCATTCATGCCGCCGCCGCGATAGTTTTCGAGCTTGCGGGTCAACTTCGGCAGCGTCACGGATTCAACAACGCCCATGTAGCTTAGGCCGTCATTGAACATGTTCAGATATTTGAGTTTGCGGGGTAGTGCCATGTTGTTTCAGGCTCCTTAGCTGTTGACCGATTCAGCCAGATTCACCAGATATTTATCGGTGATACGCTGGCGCAGGGTCAGGCTTTCCAGTGGTGGAACCGGCGTATAGTCGTAGTCGATATACAGTTTCCCGGCCTTGAGGGTTTCCTTATCGTTCGATTCCTCGTCGAACCAGCATTCACCGTCCACGATGTAGCCATTTGATTTCAGCTCGCGGAATTTGGCATTAATGCCGTCGACAATGTCGCGGATGAGTGATGCGGTGATGGGCTTATCGACCGCCCACATGTGCGCCTCGGCCATCGTGTCGGCCAGCACCTGCGCGGTGCGGGTGTAGTTCTCAAACAGGAAAAGCGGGTCATCAGAACAGGTGCGGTTCCCCCAAAAACGGAAACCATCCTTGCGCACCAGCGTGGTGACTCCGGCCTCGTTAAGCAGGTCAGCATCGGTGCCGGATGCCTGCAAATCCCAAAAGACTGAGGCGCTGATGCCGGTGACGCCCTGCACGCCAACGTTAGACAACGTTTTGTGCCAGCCGATAGTCTGGTCGATGTAGGCACGAAGACCGAGCGCGCGAGCGGTGGCATATGCCGTGGCTGTGGCGTTCGCGGTGGTATCCCATGCGAGGAAGTCAGGCCAGATGACCATCAGTTCGCGCTGGCTGAAATTCTCGCGATAGGCCATCGCCTCGGAAATGGTTTTACAGCCCCACGCGCTGACATAGCAAAATGCGCGCAGTTTGATAGCGGCGGACGCAAGTGCGACCGCCACCTCCTGCGTATCGAGACCCGGCACACCGAGAATGCGCGGCTTAACGCCGGTAACCGCCTCGGCAGTCAACAGCGCTTTAATGCCAGTGTATTTTCCGTTCTCATCCGTGCCGCCGATGATGTTGGTAACGGTCTGCGCTTCTGCGTCGTCGCCGGTACCTTCGGCCATATCCTCATACTACTATTAACGTTCCGGTACCTTCGGCGACGCGCACAACGATAGTGACAGGTTTAGCCTGGTCGGCGATGGCCTGCAGGGAGGTCGCCAGCGTGCCTTTTTTACCGGCTTTCGCAATGGCGCTCTGCACATTGGTAATCAGTACGGGCTCATTGAGGGGGAATAGCTTCGCATCCGCATCGCTGGCCGTGCAGACCATGCCGATGATAGCGGTCGAAACCGTGGAAATGACGCGGGTGCCGTCGTTAATTTCAAGCACCTGCACGCCGTGGTGAAAATCACTCATCCGGTTAACTCCGTGGTTAAGGGGTGAGCGTATTTTCTGTTGTGTGGTAACGGTGGGCTATTTGTCGACGATGGGTAGCGGATGGCACAAATAAAAGGCAAGTAAATGGATGGTTTTACAAAATGTTCGTTTCAAACTGTAGGGATAGCGCGGGGTGATGAAAGGCGATATTGCTTATATGAAAAAGTAGCAGGCCTTGCTGATGCGCATTGATACAGCAAGACCTGTATGGCCTACACCTTCGGTGTAATAGGCCAGTTAATATTCTCAGGTGCGATTGTCACATCGACCGCTTTAACCTCATATTTATAGGCTATCCACGCTGACAACTTCGCTCTGTTTGCATCGCTGATTTCGCCCAGCATCAACTCGGTTCGCCAATCCAGCATAACAGCGTCTGCATTAGCCAGTAGTTGTTGGCGCACCTGTTCTGCAGCAGAAATCAATTCCTCCCGCGAAGGTGGAGGCATATCCACCCAGGCTGGCATCCCGTCAGCACCCACACCAATAATTTTTCCTTCCGGTGGCTGTCCGGTAAATTCGGCTGATATTTCATCAGAAACATCAATTCCATTCTCAGGCCACATTCCGGCAGCGTTATATTCATCTTTGAGTAAATAAGCGAGAAGACGAACGTTTGTTGCATCCCATATATAATTAACTTTATTTATTTTCATATTTAGTACCCAACGGCAAGGAAAACAGCGCTTGATAAAGTTGTTGATGCTACGCCAGAAACGGCGCAAGTTGTGGCGCTAAACCCGGTGTTTGTTACGCTTTCACATGATGTATTAATTTGTGCGTAGGTCATTTTTGTACAAAATA